CTTCTAGTGCTAGCTCTAGGTAGTGGATAGCTTTCTCAATATCAGTAGACCCACCCTTAAGTCTATGCCTACAGATATACTTGACTGCATTACCTTCATACCAACCTAGTTTATTCTTTCGGATAAACTCTGATGGTTGAATAGGCAATAGCTTGTAGTGTTCTCCACCAATCTGTTTGTCTTTAGGACTCATTCTGTTCTCTCCATTGATTTCCGTATAGTTGTAGGTCTTCTATGTGCATAGGTGTGTAGTTAATAACTTCAGAGCTTACATTAAAGTAAGGACCTTCCGGGCTTGGATTATGGTGGATATGTCCGTGGATATTAAACAATCCCTTTCTTCCCGGCGTGTAGAGTCCTGATTGGTGTATAGGTACGTGAGTAAAGATAAGACCAAACTCAGTGAAGACTCTCCACATACTAACCTTCTTGAAGAATCCACCAGAAGACATAAACTTTACATCGTCGTGATTACCTACTACTAGTCTTTTTGAACCATTAAACTTAGGCCACAGAGTCTTGAAGTCTTCTTTGCTACCAAAAGCAACATCACCAAGATGGTAAACTATATCCCCTGCCTTAACTACACTGTTCCACCTATCAAGAATACAATCATTCATTTCTTTAACAGAACTAAATGGACGAATCCTATTACCAAGTTCATCCCTAAAGTCTAGGATGTTTTCGTGGTTTAGGTGAGTATCACTTATTACCCATATATCTCTACTCATCTTCTTTCCTTTTTTGTTTTCTAGGAATTAGTTTCTTCTTGTTTGGTATTATTCTCTGTCTGTATTTTATCTGTCCAAGATCGAAGGCCATCGGATTTCTTTCCTTTGGTCTTTTTACTTTTGGTATACTCCTCCGTGACATCCCATAAAGTCCATCCTATAATTGCTAAGAAGATTACTAAAGGTGGTAGAAATTCTACAGGCATTCCCAGCTAATCATAGTTTGGGTTGAACCGTATGTACTCGCTTCTCTTACCGTATAACCAAAAGTTTCTAATTCTTTGATAAGCTCTTTATCAAGAGGATATTTAAAATAACCAAGGTAATACCCTTCTGAAGAAAGGTCTCTGATCCTTTTCATTACCTCTTCCCTGTTAAAATTCCTAGCTAAGATTTTAGCTTCTTCTGCAGTAACCGTCATAAATACTCCTTAAGTTAAGTCAACCACTTCACACGAACCAACACAGGCAAACGTCTGCATACCGGCAGTGTTGTCCTCTATTTCATAAGCAGACAGACCCTCCCACTTAATTTCTTCAGGCATGTTAGCTAGAAGTTCTTCATACTTTTCTTTAGTAATCTCTTGATAAGGTGCTTGCTTGTAGGTGTGTTCACTATAAGGTAGGAAAGAAATACCTGATACCTCATCGAAGTGTTTATAGACGAAGGCCCCTACCTCTAGCCACTCACCCTGCTTGACGTGAACAGTGATACTAGGTTTGTGCTCACACCAATGACGCTGGTAGATAAGCCATGTGTTTAGTTGGTCAATAGCACTAAGGTCTTTGGTAACTACAGCACCGTCTGGTGACTTCATAGGAAAGCTAAAGACAGTGGTATTCTGAGGCTTAGTTACGTCAGGTTCACTAGGAATACCTTGGTCAATCATGAACTGTGTTAAAGGGTCTTTGTTATCGCCTCTTACTGTGCGGATATAATACTCACTATAGCGAGGGTGAATACCAGAAGCACTGTCAACAAGCTGGCTAACAGTACCGGAAGGCTTAACGCAAGTAATTGCAGTAGACTGAGGGATACCAAGACGATCAGCCCACTCAGCATTAGTGGCAACAGCAACACTTTTAAGATGTTCAAGGGTCTTTTCCAATCCTACATTCTTTGTAGTCATCAAAGGGTTGTCCATGATACCAGTCAGACTGACACCAAGTAGGCGTTCCTCTTCTGTGTTGTCTTTCCATTTCTTACGAAGGTAGGGAAAGTGGGTGTAGGTTGACTGGATAGTACCAAGGATCGTTGCCAGCCTGACCTTACGCTCAAGGTCTTCAATCGTGTCTTCAGACCGGACGACAACCTCGGTAAGGTTACAGAATTGATACGGGCGCAGGATAATTTCAGAGCAGGGATTCGTGCCATACTCTTGGTCAGAGTCTCGCCGTCCATTCTTTTCAGCCTGTTTCTGTGATGCTACTCGACTAAAGATACCACGTTCACCAGAGCCAGACTCCATAAGAGCTACCCACTCCCGCATGAAAGAAGCTTCGTCTGGTTTTTCTGTGTAGGCTACAGAGTTATTAGCTAGAGCACGGTGAGTATTGTTCTCCCACCATGCACCACTCTTGGCATGACGCATACGGTCATCGCTAAGGTTACTAAGAGAAATCATAGCACTACGACGAACACCACCTACTACTACAATCTCCCCAATCTTGCACATGATATCATGACACTCGATTGAGTTTAGTTTTCTACCAGCCGCTGCCTTAAAGATATTAGCAGTGAACTGAAATAGTTCTTCTAGTGGTGCAGGACCACTGGCTCTGCCACCAAAGGTTTTAAGCTTAGCGCCAGCAGGCCGAACCTTGGAGGTGTCCCACTTAGGAATTTCGCCTGAGTAGAGTAGAGCAATAAACTGCCGGTAAGCTTTAGCCCAACCTTCTTTAGAATCTTTAACAACTACCACAGTATCAGAGTCGAATAGTTTTTCTGGAACCTCTGGTAGCTTGGAGATGTACTGGCGCTCTACACTAAAGCCTACACCAGTGCCACATAGTAGGATGAACATAGCCTCATCAAAAGACTTGGGGTCATCCACAGGAAGGTAGCTACAATTATAGGCACAAGTATTATCCCGCTCTAGCGCAGGACCAGCCGTCATCATAGCCCTCATGCTGGGCATTACTTCAAGGTTGGTAATTGCACGCTGAAGATCAAAAGTTACTTCATGGTCAAAACCATCTGGCACGACATTAGTTATGTAGCGTTGGACAGTCTCTTCCCAAGTCTCTCTTCGTCCTTCGTTTTCAAGCCATCGTGCGTAACGACTTGTTGCGATAAACTTCATATAATCATTCATTTCTTTTCCTTTAGCCTTCCACTTTCAATATCTTTTTTAACTTGGTTATAAACTTCATTCATAGTATTAGCTGCAAAGTCAGCTTTGTCGCCAGTTAAACCAAACATAACGGTATGATCAGTAGTAGGAGTCTCCCTAATTACGAGGTAGGTTTCACCGTCCACATCCTTCATAATGGTATAAATTTCTTCCCAGCTCATTCTGTCTTCCTTAGGTTTAGTAGTTCTTCTTTAGTATCTGCAATATACCGAGAGTATTTTATTGCAAAAGGAATATCCTTTTCTGGGTAACCTGCGTCTCTTAGTTGTTGTTCATAATCTTCTTGTAGTGGCGCAGGAAAACCATACATCCATCCACTAGGCGGGTCTACTAAAAGCATTAGCGATTGTCTCCACTTCCTTGTAGAACACCACGTTTCTTTCTATCATATAGCTTGTTTAGGTTGGTAGAAGCAACGCTACTAAAACGGATACCAAGATGACCAGCCAAGCCAGCCAGATAGAATAGGGCATCACCTAGTTCCTTTGTCATGTCTGCTGTATCGAGTGAGTTGCCATCTCGAATATGTTTCTTGATCTTTTCTGCAATCTCACCTGTCTCACCTACAAGACCAAGAGTATTTTCCATAAGTCTCTTGTCACCTGTGGTAAGCATAAGTTCATTTACCCTGTCTTGATAATCGTCAAAGTCAAAAGCAATCAGGTCTGTTTCATTAATCATCTTTAATCCTAAATGTAAATTTGTAATGTCCGCCTCTCTTAGATTCAGCCCAATAAAGAAGCCAGAACATGTGGTTTCCTCTTAGGGCAGATACTAAGTCTTCATTACCGGACCAACCAAGAGTTGATATATAATGAACTATCTCTCCGTCTTTTACTTCAGTGCTATGAGAGTAGTATGAACTCCACCAAAGTTCAAGAACTTTCTCAAAGAGGTAAAGGGCAGAGTTAACATTTTCAACCCTGTAGTTTACTATGTAGTCTAGAGTTTGTTCAGTAGGATAACCGTCTTCATCTAGTTCAAAGATTTCTTTAGTCATCTATCCGCTAGCCTCTGGAGTATCTCTTCATTTTCATCTACTAACTCAGGAATAGTTAGACTTCTACGAATAATTCTTGCAAAGTTTTCAGCATCGTGCTCATACCGAAAGCTTGCAAGCCAATCTTTATCATCCCATACTTCGTACTCTTCTGACTTTAGATCGTAGTCATGTTCAAAGGTAGGAGTAGGAACTACTTTAACAACCATGTTATTCTCCTAGTTTAACCATCAGAACCATAAGTATACCAAGCAGAGCAATAAAAGTCAAGACTTCCCACATTATACTTCCTCCACGTTTAGTTGTTTTACTTCGTAGTCTAAGTCATACATAAGGTTTCGTAGTTGCTCTTCAAGGTCTTCGATGATTTGTTTTCTGTCAGAGGCGACCCAGAAAGTATCCGGGTCAACCTCGATAAGTGTTTCAACACGAAAGATCATAAGTTATACTCAGATCAGCTACGGTCGTCAAGCTGAATAATCTCAGCCGTGGTTTTTTCTAGAAGGTTAAGATCAATCGTCTCACCCTCATATAGCTCAAAGTAATCTTCTGAATAGAACTGATCGTCTGACTGCTCTAGTAGGAAAGCAATACTCATCGCGTCAGCCTCTGGAAGATACTCTGCCCTAAAACCACCAGTCTCATAGATAGTATGATCACCAGTGCGCTTACCAGTAGATACTGCTGCGGTAAGCAGATTACGAGCAGCTTGCCGTAGTTCCCAAGCCTCAGGGATACCAAAGGTAGAACCTACCCAGTTCCAATCAAGAGCATCCATTGCCTTGTGGATTTTACTATAGTCTAGGAAGTCTAGTGTGTACTCGATTCGTTTGTTAATGTTGTCCATTTTTATTATCCTTATTATTAGTTGCCGTAAGTTTCTCGTAGCTTTTTATAGCTTACAAACTCAGGATCGTAGTAGCCGTTATCTAAGTTTCGTTTGATGATAACACCACTCCACCACTCGTCATTGGCCTGCCCAGCCCATCCTTCAGGAGCACCCTTGTAGCATCCAGCCACAAGACCGATAGCCTTAGCATCATCCCTGAAGTAGATGTTACGCTTGTGGCTATGACCTACAGTGGTAGACCGCATACGTTTCTTTAGTAGGTTAGAGGCATGGTAATCTCCTGACATAGCCTGACTTGTATTTCCTGAAGAAATATAATGTGCGTAGTCCACGTTATCGTAGTTGTAGATAGCAGGAGCAGAGTTACTGTACTCGTGGTATTCCGTGAACCATTGATCTGTTTGAAGATGACTAAAAGAAATACCATAGTTAGAACCTTCTAGTCTTGGGTCTAGATGCAATGCTCTTTTAATACGATATTCATGGTTACCTTCAAAGCCAAACCAAGCCGGTCGTTTCTTTTTCTGTAGTCTAAACTTCCATCTCAGTCTCTCCTGTCCATCGTTGTAATAGTTGATATCTTGTTCGTAGGACTGCATAGCTACAGCCTCAGGATACCTAGAGTCATAGGTGTTAAGGCTACGCATATCAGCCCCATCTCCTAGATCTACTACATAATCAGGTTTAATATCAAAGATCAGTTCACCTAACCAACTGAACCTGTTGTTGTTTACCTTAGGGTCTGCGTGACTACACGTAAATACGATTGCTGTTTTACTCATCCAGTATCTTTCAGCACTGTTGGAAAGGCGGGCAAGATAGCTTCTCGAATCTTCCTAGCTAGCTGAACATGCTCCCATTGAGTTACGCCTTCATCGTCTCTTACGTCTAAATAATGAATCCAAGAACGAAGACTACCTTTCATAAAGAGCTTACTCATGGTTAGCCCTTCTGGTAGGATTACCCTAGCACATTCCTTAGCTACTCCTACATCACGTAGACCTGTATAAGTGTAGCCCATTTTCTCCATGATTTCTTTAACTAGTTCATGTAGTTGAAATTTAGTGCTACTGCTAAAAGAGTCTATACTATTCTGTCTGTTAGTATCGTCTTGTTCCCGAAACTCTCTGCTAGTTAACTGGATACCATCTGAGTACCGTTGACTAAACTCTTGAAAGCTAAATGACCTATGACGTAGTAGCTGTCGGCTAATGTCTCTAGGTGCCTCAATCTCTACAATAGCATCAGCCATTTCAAACACAGACCAATGCTTGTTTCTTTTGCAGTAGTTCAACAGCCCTTCGTAGTCCTTACCCCACTCTTCTTGTGGTCTATCAGAGGATACTCTAGCACAATAGGCAATAAGGTCTTCTGGTCCTGAGGCTGGTGTACCTACTACTGGTTGTGTAACTGCTACTAGTTTAGCTGATAGCTTAGTCATCACTAACTCCCATGTTGATCTTCAATGGATTCATTACGCTGTTCTGTGTTTTAAAGTAGGACTCGAATACGTCAGCAGACTCTTTACTATCTAGAATAATA